ATGCCAGATGGCGCGGACAAGATTGCAATCATCGGATCTGCCAGTAGCTCGACTAGGCTTGCCCCGTTCCGGGACAAGTCGTTCGCAATTTGGGGCTGCTCGCCGGGGGTCTATGGAGCCATCCCGCGCAAAGACGTCTGGTTCGAGACGCACCGCTGGGAGCCGCAGGAGCCGGGTTTCCCGGAAGATCCCACAGCAAAGCCGTGGTTCAGCCCCGAGTATGTGCGGTTCATGGAGCTGTTCGAGGGGCCGGTGATGATGTCGGACCCGCTGGCAGCCAGAACCGTGAAAAATTGCGTCCTCTATCCTTTTGCGGAGATGATAGCTAGGCATGGCCCATACCATTTTGCATCCTCTGTGTCCTGGATGATCGCGCTCGCCATTGCGATGAAGCCCAAAGCAATAGGTCTTTGGGGCATAGACATGGCCGCAGGCGAGGAGTGGTGCGTATCTCCTGATACGCGCGTTCTGACATCCGACCTGCGGTGGGTGCCAGTTGGGTCGCTGCAAGTTGGCGACGACTTGATTGCTTTCGATGAGGAAGCAGGTGGACGGGAAGACTCTACCGGCGCCTACAGGCAGTGGCGCTGTGCTTCGGTCAAAGCAGCGGAGAGGCTAACACAGCCATGCTACAAGATAGTGCTTGAAGACGGTACGGAAATTATTTCATCTGCAGAGCATAGTTGGCTTACATACTCCGAACACGAGAGCAAGTGGAGGAAAACGAAGGATTTGGTAACGGCGTACCACAGAGCCGACAGACCGACGCGTTTGGTAAAGCTGCTTGACACGTGGGAAGAAGATCGCTCGTGGGCCGCAGGGTATTTGGCCGCTGCTTTTGACGGAGAAGGACATATATCGCAGGTGGAGCGTCTTGATGGAAACGGCGCAGCGATGTGTGTTGGATTTTCACAGCGCGAGAATGCAATGAGTCAGACGGTTCTGGATCTCGCTAAAGCTATGGGACTTGACCTAGCTTTCGTTGGAACTGGAGGCATGAACGCAGATTGCCACAAATATCGTATTGCTGGTGGCAAACCAGAAGTCTTGAGATTTCTCGGCATGGTTCGGCCGCGTCGTCTGATGAGTAAGTTTGCTCCTGGTGTCCTTGGGACAATGCACCGCAAGGACGCTGTTGCGGTGAAAAGCACGGAATTCATAGGCGAGCAGCCAGTTATAGGTCTTACGACCAGTACTGGAACATTCGTAGCAGAAGGATTTGCTTCGCATAACAGCACCCAAAGACCTGGCTGCCAGCACTTCCTTGGGCTTGCGATCAGCATGGGGATCGAGGTGGTACTGCCGCCCGAGTCTGACTTGATGATGCCGAACACGATGTACGGCATATCGGAGATCAACCCGCGGCATATCAAGTGGACTGCCAGACTGCGCGAGTTGCAGACCCGGATGAACATTGCAACAGCGAACCAGAACAACATCAGCCAGGAGATCCTGTTCCTGAAAGGCGCAATCGAGAACATGAGGTACTGCCTGGACCAGTGGGTCGACAATGATGATCCAGGGCTGCATCTTGCGGTATCGCGTTCGGCCCACCTTGTAGGCCGCAGCGATCCGAAAGACTTGCTGGCCGCTCCCGTGGAAGACGCTAAGCCGAACGGAGAGCTAGCGCCTCCCATCATTGTCAAGGCTATCGGCAAAGCCAGACGCCACAGGACTGAAGCCAATCCGTGAACGACATTGACGCCATCATTGCCAAGCTGGCTGGGCTGGACCCTGCAGCGCGAGCTATGGTGCGCAAGAACACGGACAAGATGCTTGGAGGGATGAAGTGGTGCCCCAACAGCGGACCGCAGACGGACGCGTACAACTCCCAGGCCGACTGCCTGCTGTACGGCGGAGAGCCGGGCGGCGGTAAGAGCCAGCTGATCCTCGGCCTGGCATACAACGAGCACCAGCGTGCTCTGATCATGCGCCGACAGTATGGGGACCTGGACCGATTGGTGGAGGACTTGCTCAAGATCCACGGCTCCAAGGACGGATTCAACGGCTCACCGCCGCCCAAACTGAAAGTCTCCAACGACCACATCATCGACTTTTCCGCTGCCCACCGGGTAGGAGACGAGCAGAGCCTGATGGGCAAGGGGCATGATTTCATCGGTTTTGACGAGGCTACGCACTTTGCAGAATCGCAGATCCGTTTCGTCATGGGCTGGCTACGCACTGAGGATCCGAAACAGCGTTGCAGGGTGGTGCTGGCGACGAATCCGCCGCTGACCGCCGAGGGTCTGTGGGTCATCGGCATGTTCGCCCCGTGGCTGGATCCGCGGTATCCGAATCCTGCAAAAGCTGGGGAGCTAAGGTGGGTCGCGTCGGACGAGGACGGCAACGACAAGTGGGTAGAAGGTCCTGCCCCGATACAGATGGGCGGAAGGCTCATAAAGCCGACGTCAAGAACCTACATTCCTGCCTCGGTGGAGGATAATCCGAACTACATGCGCACCGGCTACAAGCGCATGCTGGATGCCCTCTCCGAACCCCACAGGTCCATCCTGCTAGGCGGGTTCAAGACGAGCTACAAGGACCAGCCGGACCAGGTTATCCCAACGAAATGGATCCAGCTCGCGCAAGAGCGCTGGAGTCCGAGACCGCCGCCGGACGTGCCGATGTGCACGATAGGGGTGGACTGCTCAGGAGGCGGACATGACCCAATGGTCCTTGCACCTCGCTACGATGGCTGGTACGCACCTCTGGTCCATGTCGCTGGGAAGGATATTCCAACTGCTGCCCATGGTCGGTATTGTGCCGGTAGGATCATCGCGGAACGCAGAGACAATGCTCAGGTGGTGGTCGACATGGGAGGAGGCTATGGCTCGGGCATCTATGAACACCTCACGGACAACAAAGTCGAGACGCTCGCCTACCGCGGTGCGGAAAAGAGCACTCGCCGGTCTACCTGCGGCAAGCTCCATTTCACCAATACGCGGTCGGCTGCATTGTGGCTCTTCCGTGAAGCATTGGATCCAAGTCAGCCTGGCGGTTCCCCCATCGCCCTACCCCCAGGCGCCCAGCTCGTGGCCGACCTCACTGCTCCGACCTTCGCGCCGACACCCAACGGTATCAAGATCGAGAGCAAGGAAGACGTCTGCGCACGGCTAGGACGCTCGACTGACGAGGGCGATGCGGTGATGATGGCGTGGCACTACGGCCCGAAGATGATCAACAGCGCTCTGGAATGGGCTGATGCCAAGATCGCAACGAAGAAGAACTGGAGACCGAAAGTACTGGCAAGAGGGCGCCAACCGCTGACCGCAAGGAGCCTGCAAAGATGAGCGGGATGACGAGAGACTTAGGCCCGATCGGCACGGTCATTGGACTCGCCGCTGGCACATATCTGAGCGCCGGGACTGGAACTGCTGCGATGCTTGCCGCTGGTGCTCAGGGTGCCGCTGCCGGTGCTGCTCTAGGGACAGCAGGCGGAATGCTGCTCAACAAAGTCCCGAAGCCTCCCGCGATACCAGCACAGCTGAGCCAGCCAGACCCGAACCAGATCATGCGCCAGCAACAGCAGCAGATAGCGCTGCAGATGAGCCGCGGAGGTAGGGCATCGACGATACTGACGCCGCCGAGCGGGGAAAAGCTGGGTTGAAACTTTACCACACGCATCCTTGGGCGTCCTGTCCACGGAAGATAAGGGGGGCCTCGTGTCAACCGCAAAAGAGCTTAGAGAATTAGGTGATTCGCTTTATGGGAAAGCATTACCGTTGCGTGGATTCCTACAAGAAGTGAGCGATAACTTTCTATCCCGAGCGCGCAGACTTTCACTATTTGGCGCCCGCTAGGTACTGACGCAGCGGCAAACCTTATGACGTCCTATCCGGTGCTTTGCCGGAGGGATCTTGGCGACCAATTTGGCACCATGCTGCGGCCGACAGCGCGCCCATGGTTTCATCCAAAGCGGCAGTTCGAGGAACGCGAGGGTGAGGATAACGAGACGAAGCGTTGGCTTCAGTGGTTTGAAGAGACGCAGCGTAGGGCCATGTATTACCCTGCCGCCCAGTTCTCGAAGGCGTCGAAGATTGGTGACAATGACATGGCGGCATTCGGCCAGTATGTCATGAGCGTGGAGCTGAACAAGACCAGGGAATCGCTTCTGTATCGTACATGGCATCTGCGAGATTGCGTCTGGGTGGAAAACGAGAAAGGCGGAATCGGTGCTTTCTGGCGCAAATGGAAGCCTACGGTGGACGTGCAGATCAAGACTTTCGGCAAGGACAAGGTAAGTCCGAAGGTTGTCAGCATCAGCGAAAAGACGCCGTTCGAAGAATACGAGATCATGCACATGGTCGTCGATGCCGAGAGATATGACAAGCCGGCGAGAGGGCGTCCG